GAGTACATTATTATGACACTCGACGCAGCGGCAGAGAGGAACAACAGGGCCGACTACACGGCACTAACAACGTGGGGCGTTTTCTTTAACGAAGAGGAGAACTGCTACTGTATCATCCTGCTGAATGCCATTAAGAAGCGGGTGGAGTTTCCTGAGTTAAAGGAGCTGGCGTGGGCGGAATACAAAGAGTGGGAGCCAGATGCGTTTATCGTGGAAAAGAAGTCCTCCGGTACACCGCTGTACCAAGAGATGCGCAGGGCTGGGTTAATGGTGCAAGAGTATACACCCCATAGAGGGTCAGGGGATAAAACTGCGCGTTTGAATTCTGTTGCTGATATAGTACGCTCAGGTCTTGTGTACGTCCCACAAACACGTTGGGCAGAAGAAGTGGTCGAGGAAGTTGCTGGGTTCCCGTTTATGTCTAACGATGACTTAGTGGACACTACCATAATGGCATTAATGCGATTTAGACAGGGGGGATTTATCTCCCTACCATCCGACGAAGTAGAGAGCCAGCCTATGCACAGGCACCGGGGCGGATTTTACTAAAGAGTCGACCAACAGGAAAATAAAATGGCCATTGAAAAAGGTTTGTACGGAATGCCAGAAGGGCTTGATGACGAGTTAATGGGGTTGGGAGAGCCTGATGCCGTAATTGACATGGCCGTAGCCACAGACGCAAACATGCCAGTCTTTGTCGAGATGGAAGATGGTAGCGTTGAGATCACGTTTGGGGAGGAAAAGGAGAATATCGACTCCGCCCCGTTCGATGCGAACTTAGCCGAATACCTCGACGATAAGGCACTACAGAGCCTCTCGCGAGACCTAACTGATTCGGTAGATAGCGATATTAACGCCCGCCGCGACTGGGCAGATACCTATGTCAAGGGGCTAGATGTGCTTGGGTTCAAGTACGAAGAGCGTACCGAGCCGTGGGAAAACGCCTGTGGGGTGTATTCTAACATCCTAGCCGAGGCCGCCATACGGTTCCAAGCAGAGGCCATGAGTGAGACGTTCCCCGCCGCTGGCCCCGTGAAAACTAAGATTCTTGGTGAAACCACGAGGGAGAAAGAAGATGCAGCTCTGCGCGTTAAGCAGGACATGAACTACGAGTTGACCGAGGTGATGGTAGAGTACCGCCCCGAGCACGAAAGACTGCTGTATAGCCTTGGTTTGGCTGGTTCTGCGTTCAAAAAGGTGTATTTCGACCCTAATATTGGACGCCAAGTAGCCCTGTATATCCCTGCTGAAGACGTAATTGTGCCCTATGGAGCCTCTCATATTGAGGCCGCAGAGCGTGTAACGCACGTCATGCGGAAGACAAAGAACGAAATGGTCAAGCTACAGGCCAGTGGGTTCTATCGAGAAGTCGACTTGGGGGAGCCTGTTTCCTTCGTTACGGACATTGAGGAGGCAAAAGCAGAGCAGTCTGGTTACGGACTCACCTCTGACGACCGCTATAGTGTCCTTGAAATCCATGCTGACCTGATTATCGAGGGTGTGGACGAGGGAGAAAGCGAACAGAACGAAGACGGGGAGGAAGAAGAAGCCGTCCAGATTGCAAAGCCGTACGTGGTAACAATCGAGAAGGGCACGGGTGAAGTGCTGGCTATACGCCGTAACTGGGACCCCGAAGACCCCCTTACGCTAAAGCGCCAGCATTTCGTACATTATGTGTACGTGCCGGGTTTTGGCTTCTACGGCCTTGGTTTAATCCACATCATTGGTGGCTACGCTAGGGCGGGAACATCCATAATCCGCCAATTAGTTGACGCTGGCACCCTGTCTAACCTCCCCGGTGGACTGAAGAGCCGTGGGCTAAGAGTAAAAGGCGACGATACCCCCATAGGCCCGGGCGAATTCCGTGATGTTGACGTGCCGTCTGGTTCTATCCGCGACAATATTATGCCGCTCCCCTACAAGGAGCCTAGCCAGACCCTACTGGCGCTGTTGCAGCAAATCACTGAAGAGGGTCGGCGTCTTGGCGCAATCAGTGATATGAACATCAGTGATATGAGTGCAAACGCGCCAGTAGGGACCACGTTGGCCTTGCTAGAACGCACTCTAAAACCGATGGCAGCAGTCCAGTCCAGAGTTCACTTTGCCATGAAGCAGGAGTTCAAGCTCCTACGCAAGATAATTTCCGAATACGCTCCAGACGAGTACACGTATGTGCCTGACCGTGGTGAACCTCGCGCTCGAAGAGCCGACTACGCTATGGTGGAAGTAATTCCTGTCAGTGACCCCAATAGCAGCACGATGGCACAACGAGTTGTGCAGTATCAAACCGTGTTGCAGATGGCACAGGCCGCCCCACAAATCTACGACCTCCCACAGCTTCATCGACAGATGATCGAGGTTTTAGGTATTAAGAACGCAGATAAACTTGTTCCCACTAAGGATGACATTAGCCCCACTGATCCAGTAAGTGAGAACATGAACGTCTTGGTTGGTAAGCCTATAAAAGCGTTTATCTACCAAGATCATGACGCCCACATAGCGACTCACCAATCGTTTATGCAAGACCCACAGATAGCGGCGTTTATTGGGCAGAACCCAGCGGCGCAGCAGATGGTGGGTGCGTTGAATGCTCACATCGCTGAGCACATCGCCTTTAGTTACTACAGGCAGATAGAGAAGGCGCTTGGCGTCCCACTACCAAAACCCAATGCCGAAATCCCAGAGGAGATGGAAGTTAAGCTGGCGGCACTGATTGCAGAAGCTGCGCAGCAGAACACGCAGCAGAAGCAGGCCCAAGCTGCCCAAGCAGCGGCACAACAGAGAACACAAGACCCCCTCATCCAGATGCAGCAACAAGAGCTACAGATAAAACAAGCCGAGCAGCAACGCAAGGCCCAGAAAGACCGAGCGGATACACAACTCGACGCAGCAAGATTACAGCTAGATACACAGAAAGCCGACCGTACGGCCTCTATAGAAGCAAGTCGAATAGCCTCGCAGAACGAACAGGCCCAAGCGAAGAACGATCTGGAAGAAGCAAAAGCTATATTAGACCTAGCTAAATCAAGACAAACACCGCCCGGTAACGGGCAGAGGTAACTATGGCTACAACCGTCTTTGACGTGCTGAATGAAAAAATAACAGAGCTTAAAAGCTCTAGCGAAGAATTCTTAAACTCCGGTGCAGCTAAAGACTTTGCCGGGTATAAGGAGGTGTGCGGGGTGATCCGAGGTCTAGACGCTGCACTTAGAGAAATAAATGACCTTTCGCGTAACTATATGGATGGCAACAATGACTGAAACCGTAATGGTTAATGGGGTGGGGGCTAAGGCCTCAGTAACTACCACTCCAACTATGACTGCGCTAGAGAAGAAGAGGCAACACAAGATCGTTGAAGCGGGGAAGGTACAAGAGGAGCTAGAAGCCTCTATACCAAAGCCGGTGGGCTACAGGGTGCTTATTGCCCTACCTAACGTCGACGAGACTTATGGTGAAACAGGACTTATTAAATCAAGTTCGGCTCTAAGAGAAGAATACATCCTATCTACCGTTGGTGTGGTATTGGACATGGGCGCGCAGGCTTACTCAGATGCAGACCGATTCCCTACTGGCCCGTGGTGTAAGGTTGGCGACTACGTGATGTTCCGCGCTAATACAGGCACCCGCTTCAAAGTTGGGAAGCAGGAATATCGTCTAATGAATGATGACTCTATTGAAGCAGTCGTCGATGATCCGCGTGCAGTTACGCGTGCTTAAGGAAGAAACCATGCCTAGACAACAAGTAGAATTTGATTTTCCCGACCCCGATAAAGACGACGATACCCGAGAAATCGAGGTAGATGTTCCTGAAGACGACTATGCTCTTGATGTTGAGGGGGCCGTAGGTCGGGAAGACATTAACCCCACTAAGAATATCAAAACTGGGGGCGTAGAAATAGAAATAGAAGTAGAAGACGATACCCCACCAAAAGATAGGGGGCGCAAACCGTCTGAACCACCGCAAGACGTGACCGAAGAGGAATTAGCGAACTACTCTAAGAGCGCTAAAAACCGTATTCAGCACTTCAGTAAAGGCTACCACGACGAGCGCAGAGCCAAAGAAGCTGCTATGCGTGAGCGGGAAGCTCTAGAATCTTACGCAAAACAACTAGTAGAGGAGAACCAGAAACTCAAAGGTTCCGAGACTAAAAGCTATAATGCGTTAATTGAGTCTGCTAAGAAGCAGATTGTACATGAGCTAGAGAGCGCTAAATCTAAGTATATACAGGCGTACGAAGCGGGGGAGCCTGATGCTCTATTAGAGGCCCAAACCCTCCTTAATACGGCTCAAATACGGATGGAACGAGTTAGTGGGCTGAAGCCTAAACAGGTGGAGGCTTTACAACAGCGTGATATTCCTGTACAACCACAGCTAGCTGCACCCCAACCGCGAATCCAACGTGATGAGCAGGCTGAAACATGGCGCGATGACAACCCGTGGTTTGGCTCTGATGACGAAATGACAGCGTTTGCACTGGGGCTGCACAACAAATTGACTAAAGAGGGGGTAGACCCCCAGTCAACTACTTACTACGAGAAAATTAACTCTCGTATGCGGCAAGTGTTCCCAGATCAGTTTGACGATGGGACGGATGACAAACAAGCGGCACCGAAGAGAAAATCTAGTAATGTGGTTGCACCCGCTTCGCGGAGCACCGGGCCTATGAAAATTAGGCTAACGCAGTCACAAATTGCTATTGCGAAAAGACTCGGGGTACCATTAGACATATACGCCAAACAGGCTGCTGAATTACTGAGGAAGAAATAATGGCTCAAAATAGACTAGACCGAGAACTTGAATCCCGTGAGAAAACAGTCCGTAAATCTGCGTGGAAGCAACCTACTGTGTTGCCTGATCCCACTCCAGAAGACGGATATGCGTTTCATTGGGTGCGTATTTCGACCAATGGTCAATCAGATGCTACTAATGTTTCCTCTAAGATACGTGAGGGCTGGGAGCCGGTACGTTCAGAAGCCCCCCCCGAGATATTTACTGACGCTGTGGCAGACCCACGGTTTAAGGATAATGTCATCGTTGGCGGTTTAATGTTATGTAAAGCCCCAGTAGAGCTTGTCCAAGAGCGTGATTTGTTTTTCCGACAAAAAACGGAATCGCAAATGCACTCTGTAGACAACAATCTAATGCGCGAAAACGACCCGAGGATGCCCCTGTTTCACAACAGAAAATCCACGGTTACTTTCGGTAAAGGCTAATTTTAGGAGTAATTTATGGCTTCAACAGCTACTCCCTACGGCTTAAAACCCGTAAAACGGGCAGATGGGATGCCTTATGCAGGTGCTACTACCACCTACCTTATTGACCCGGCGGGACTTGCGAACAACATCTTCTACGGCTCTGTCGTGCAGATGGCAGCTTCTGGGTACATTGAGTTAGCAGACGGTACTGGTTCTAACATAACTACCAACAACTTTGGTGGTTCCAGCATCGGCGCAATGGGCGTGTTTGTAGGTTGTGACTACATCAACACCCAAGGACAATTCGTGACTTCTCAGTATTACCCCACCGGCACTACGGGTGTGGTACATGCTTACGTTGTTTCTGATCCGATGGTTATATTTCAGGCCCAGCTTGACGGTACGGGCTTGCAGACTATTGTCGGGACCATTACGGCGTTCCCAGCCGCACAACATGCAACCACTTCGGGTAGTACACTGACCGGTAACTCTACAATGGCCATTGATGCCACTGTTCAAACAACTGTTGGTGGGTTCCTCATCTTAGGTTTTGCGTCAGCAACATCCGACGCTTACCCTGATGTGTTTGTTAAATTCACCTCTGGCGCTCACGCGCTATTAATGAACACTGGTGTATAAGGAGACTAATAAATGGCTATTTCAAGAGCGCAACTCCTTAAGGAGTTACTACCGGGGCTAAATGCCTTATTTGGTCTCGAATACGCTAAGTATGGTGACGAGACTGCCGAAATCTTCGAGACCGAGTCTTCTGACCGTTCTTTCGAGGAAGAAACTAAGTTGTCTGGGTTCAGTTCTGCACCTGTTAAGAGCGAAGGTTCTGCTATTGAATACGACAATGCGCAAGAGGCGTGGACTGCTCGTTATACGCATGAGACTATCGCAATGGGCTTCTCGCTCACTGAGGAAGCAATCGAAGATAACCTCTACGATTCATTGTCTTCTCGATATACAAAAGCACTTGCACGCGCTATGGCGTACACCAAGCAGGTTAAGGGTTCATCTATCCTTAACAACGCTTTCGCAGCGGCTAATACATATGGTGATGGGCAGACTCTTTGTTCCACTTCTCACCCTCTCGTATCTGGTGGCGTTAACTCAAACCGTCCTGCTGTAGGCACTGACCTTAACGAGACTTCCTTGGAAGCCGCTGTTATTCAGATTTCTGCATGGACTGATGAGCGCGGGCTCCTCATCGCTGCTAAGCCCAAGAAACTTGTTATCCCACCCGCGCTGCAATTCGTTGCTACCCGCCTGTTGGATACTGAGCTTCGTGTGTCTACTGCTGATAATGACATCAACGCAATCAAGAGCAATGGATCAATCCCCGGTGGTTACAGTGTTAACCATTATCTGACTGACACCAACGCTTGGTTCTTGATGACTGACGTACCTAATGGCCTGAAACACTTTGTCCGCTCAGCTATGCAAACTAGCATGGACGCAGACTTTGATACAGGTAACAGCCGCTATAAGGCTCGTGAGCGATACAGCTTCGGCGTATCTGACCCACTGGGCATTTTCGGTTCACCGGGCGCGTAATAAGCAGCCGGTTGTGATTGGGGGCTTCGGCCCCCTTTCTTATTCAGGGGCGTGGTGTTTCCTGTGGCAGTTCGCACGCTAACAGTATTTGCAAAACATACAAACTGCGGTATAGTAGCCCCGTACCGGGCTCAAACCGGTGTACCTGACAGCCCCGGCTGACGACATGCAGACAGGTGCACACCAACTCGCATGTGAGGTTTCAAAATGTCTACTACCACTTTTTCAGGACCAGTCGTATCTCAAAACGGCTTTGATTTTCCAGTCGTAACTACGGCTAACCTCCCCGCCTTTGCTAGCGTTTCTGCTGGTATGGTTTATATCATCAGCGATAACGGTGTAGGCGACAATGAGTTTTGCCTTGTAATTAACACAGGCGCTGCTTGGGTTACTGCTACTGGCGCTGCTCTTTCTTAATAGGGGGTAGCCCATGGCTAGTTCAGATATTAGAACCAAACGGGTGACTACTACTGGCAGCTTGGCTGTAGGCCCTGCCCGTATTCGGCAAGTTCAAGTGCTTACGAATGCCACGGGCGCGGGTCGACTAACTATTACTGATGGTGTCGGTGGCCCCACAGTTTTGGATATAGACTTTCTCG